TTGACACTGATAAGGTGGGGGAAGAGGCTGCTCGAAAGGTAGCCAAACTGTTGCGTCCCGGTAAAGCAAAGATCATGTCACTGCCCGTCGATTACAAAGACGCCAATGACATGTTGCGCGGTTCGCAACACAAAGCCTACGTCCAGTACTGGTGGAACTCCAAGTTATACACACCCTCTGGAGTCTTGAATGTATCTGAGAACGTAGAAAACTATCTCACTCGCACACGAAAAGACTCAGTGCCTTTCCCTTGGGTAGGGCTGAACGAAAAACTAGAAGGTCTTCGTGCGGGTGAATTAGTTACATTGACGGGTGGTACAGGGCTTGGAAAATCAAGTGTCACCCGTGAGCTAGAACACTGGCTCATTAAGAAGACCAAAGACAACGTGGGCGTCATGGCCCTTGAAGAGAACTGGCAGAGAACTATCGACGGTATTCTATCCATCGAAGCCGACGCCAGACTACACCTCGACAGCGTCCGTAATCTTTTTGATCAAGACGATCTCCGACAGATACACCACCAGATGTTTGGAGGAGAGAACAAGGATCGTGTGTGGGTATATGGACACCTTGGCATGAACGATCTTGAAAGTGTTTTTAGTAAGCTTCGTTATATGATCATAGGCTGCGACTGTAAGTGGATAGTACTTGATCACCTTCACATGCTGGTGCTGCTTTCTGATGACCCTGATGAGCGTAAGGCTATTGACATGATCATGCACAGGCTTCGAACTCTTGTTGAAGAGACAGGCTGTGGAATGATTCTTGTCTCTCACCTTCGACGAACACAGGGGGATCGAGGCCATGAGAACGGAATCGAAACTGCACTGAATCACTTACGTGGCTCTCAGTCCATAGCACAATTGAGCGATTGCGTGATAAGCTTAGAGCGTAATCAACAATCAGATGATCCTATGGTTGCTTCAACAACCAAGGTGCGTGTGCTAAAGTCTAGATACACAGGGGATGTTGGTCTAGCCACTCACCTCCATTATGACTCAGACAGTGGACGCCTTTCTGAAATATCTGTTGATGACCTTGGAGACTATGACGGAGATGAAATATGACAAGCTATGTTTTTGATATCGAAGCTAACGGACTCGATCCTACTGAGGTCTTTTGTATTGTTGCGATGGACACAGCAACTAAGAAGTTCTATGAGTTTGGACCAGAGCAATTAGATCAAGGCGTCAAGCTGCTCGAAGAGTCTAAAGAACTTATCGGTCACAACATCCTTGGATATGATATACCTGTAGTCAAAAAACTTCTTCGCTCTGATCTCGATGATGGCAATCGGTTCATCATAGATACTCTCGTACTATCTCGACTGTTCAACCCAACACGAGAAGGGGGTCACGGCCTCGAAGGATGGGGCTACAGGCTACGACACAAGAAGATTGAGTTCGAAGATTTTGAAAGCTTTTCGCCGGAGATGATGGCATATTGCAGACAAGACGTGTCACTAAATCATAAGGTCTATCAGCATCTTGCGCGTGTTGAGGCAGCAGGATTTAGCAAGGATGCCGTTGCTTTAGAACACTCTGTGTATCGAGTCATGCAGGCACAGCGAGATCGTGGATTCTTGCTAGATGAAAAACACGCCATGAGCTTACTGGCTGAACTAAATGAAAACATATCACAGGCTGAGAAGCTTGTTCACAAAACTTTCAGGCCACGAGAAACACAGTTAACTCTTGTCCCTCTTATGACAAAAGCTGGTAAGGTTTCTAAGATGGCACAATTAAAAGGTGAAACCAAGAAGGTCAGACTGTCAGATGAGGAGTACGAAAAGGCGAATGAGAATCCGAACGAGCATCTTGTTCGTTGTGATTCTGAACCTTTTAACCTTGGCTCTAGGAAACAAATTGGAGAATATCTCGTGGAGTTTGGTTGGAAGCCTACAAAATTTACGCCTACGGGACAGCCAATTGTTGATGAAAAAGTCCTGTCAAAGATAAAGGACATTCCTGAAGCTGCAGTTATTGCTAAGTATCTTATGCTTCAAAAGCGTATTGCTCAGATAACTTCATGGTTCAAGGTTGTGGAAGATGATGGACGGGTTCGTGGGTTTGTTAATACCAACGGCGCAGTGACAGGACGCATGACACACAGTCATCCGAACATGGCGCAGGTTCCTAGCACCGGAAGTCCTTATGGTAAAGAGTGCCGACAGTGCTGGACGGTGATGGATGGGTATAAACTTGTGGGCATAGACGCCAGCGGCTTGGAACTAAGGATGCTGGCACACTATATGAACGATGAGGGATTTACTTATGAGCTTCTCAACGGAGACATACACACAGCAAATCAAATGGCTGCGGGACTTGAATCAAGAAATCAGGCAAAAACTTTCATCTATGCACTCTTGTACGGAGCAGGAGATGCGAAGCTTGGAACGGTGGTCGGAGGAAACGCAGACGATGGTGGACGACTTAGACAATCTTTCTTCGATAATCTCCCTGCATTTAAAGTTCTTAAAGACAGAGTTGCAAGAGCGGCAAAGCGTGGCTACCTCAAGGGGCTAGACGGACGCAAGTTGTTTGTAAGATCTGAACACGCCGCACTCAACACACTGCTTCAAGGGGCAGGCGCAATAGTTATGAAGAAAGGACTTGTTATCTTAAACGATAAGCTGTCCGGCATGGACGCACACTTCGTAGCTAATGTGCATGACGAATGGCAGATCGAAGCACTCGAAGATGTCTCTCAGCGTGTAGGAGAGTTGGGTGTTGAGGCTATTGAACAAGCAGGACTAGAGTTTAATTTACGTTGTGCATTGACAGGAGAATATAATGTCGGGAATAACTGGGCTGACACGCACTAAGCTTAATCACATAGAGTTTGAAAAGGCCAAAGAGCTTGCTAAGAATTTGGGACACATAAAAAATTCTATTACTAAAGGGCAAGGAAATGTTGCTGGGTTTAGTGGCGAACTAATGGTAGCTAAGTTTTTAGGCGTTGATCTATCACATACCAAAAACTATGATATGATTTATAATGGTCTAAAAGTAGACGTAAAAACTAAACGAACTAACTATCCTCCTAAGCCTAGTTATGAATGCTCAATAGCAAAGACAAGCCTACATCAAGACTGTGACCTTTATGTTTTTGTAAGGGTACTACCCTCACTCAACGAGGGTTGGATTCTTGGTTACAAACCACAGAATGAATACTTTAAAGAGTCAAAGTTTTGGAAGAAAGGAGAGATAGATCCTTCTAATAACTGGAAAGTTTCTGTAGATTGTTACAATCTAGCTATATCAAAACTAGATCCTCTTATAAAATTAAGGAGTTTATAGTGCCAAAAGAAATAACAGACCCTTCACGCCTTGGAGACATGGCAGAACATTACGTTACTACTTGGTTGTGGGATGAAGGCTATGAAGTCTTTCGGAACACTGGATGCACTGGTGCAATAGATATTATTGCTGTGAAGAATGGAACACCTATCTTCATAGATGTAAAATCTAAAAACTCTGGAGGTTCTTGGGGTCATAAGCGAACCGAAGAGCAAAAGAAACTTAGAGTTCAAGTGGTTGAATTCAACGCAAGAAACCGAAGATGTCGGTTCGTGGATCATACAGAATGGAAAGTTTAAATACATTAGTTCAAGATATCTATGCAAAGCTTGAAGGCCTTTCCAATGGAGAGGCTCTTGAGATAAATGAAGAAGAACTAGATCAGACGATGGTGCGTATGAAGGAAAGCATTCTGGCTTGGTCTAAACCTAGAGAGTCTTCGAAAGAATTCACTCTCAGGATGTCAAACGTGGGACGGCCTCTACGCCAGTTGTGGTATGACAACAAGAACTCTAGTTCTCCTTCAGCCATAAGCGCACCAACACAGATTAAGTTTCTTTACGGACACATACTTGAAGAAATTGTTTTGATGTTGGTTCGACTGGCTGGTCACGAGGTTTCATCAGAGCAGAAAGAGATTAGTGTCTCTGGCATCAAAGGCCACATGGACTGTAAGATCAACGGGCAAGTGGTAGATGTCAAGTCTGCTTCTCGTTACTCTTTTAAGAAATTTGTCGATGGGTCCTTAGCTGACAATGATCCCTTTGGTTATCTGCCACAGCTTGCTGGCTACGAGGCTGCAGAGAACACAGACAATGGAGGCTTCCTTGTTATCAACAAAGAGAGCGGCGAGTTGTGCTTGTTCCAGCCTGAGGATTTAGAGAAGCCTAACATCGAACAGAAAATTAAAGACGTTCGTAAGGCTTTAAGTCTTGACACACCTCCAGATCGATGTTATAATACTATTTCTGACGGTAAAAAAGGCAACATGAAATTACCCTCAGGATGCTCATACTGTCCCTATAAATTTGAATGCTACGCAGACGCTAACGACGGTCAAGGTCTTCGATCTTTTGCTTACTCTAGTGGCCCTGTGTACTTTACGAAGGTTGTATCAGAACCTCGCGTAGAAGAAATCTTATGAATCAAAGGAAGATAAAAAGAATAAACAAACAGGTAGGAATTATACTTGTTGCTTGGCTTAAAACATTAGTATCGGAAGAAGAAGCTAACCAAATCACTATTAATAATTACAAAGAACTCTTGCCCGATCAAACTCATGTCTACGCCAACAACAAGTTTTTTCTAAGTACCTTTTCACCTCGATGGGTTAGGAAGAAACTGAAGCAGTTAGTGGTTATGTATCCTGAAAGACCCATTGATTCCTTTACACTAAGCGACATACAATCAGTGATGAATTCATGGAAGATGAAGACTTTGGAGACTTAGTTCCACTTGAAGCAATTATAATGGGCTTTGCAATACATATTTCAAGTGGTAATGAAATAGATACTGTAGATGACGAAGCTCTTTTTAATCTTCATGAAGCTGTGTGTCTTGAGATAGAAAAAAGAGAGGCGGTTTTACATTGACAGCACCTAAAATAAGAAGAGGCTTTAGAAAAAAAAGAGTCCCGCGTCCGGTTGAGAAAGACTTAGAGCCGGGCTACGATTCTCATTGGGAGTACAAGCTGCACTCAGGCCCTCTATCCGAATGGGATATCCATACAACAAAGATCGACTATATCGTTGAGCATACGTATCATGCCGACTTTGTTAAAGAGATTGATGGTAAGACAATACTGCTCGAAGCCAAAGGAAGGTTTTGGGATGCACCTGAATATAGTAAATATATTTGGATAAGTAAATGCTTGCCTGAAAACTATGAGCTTGTGTTCTTGTTTTCTGATCCT